TAATTTCTTTTCTTGTGCTTTAATTCTGTTTAGTAAACCTTTTTGTACTTGTGTAGGAGCTGCCGGACCTTCTTTGATTATTGGTTTAGGTTTAGGTAGACCGACCCATTCTGATAAACTTGCAGGTGCTAAACCAACCTTTGCCATTTTTTCAAGAATGGGTCGAAGCATATCTTTAATACCCTGTGCGAAATCAACATCTGGAAAATGTACTTTCAAAAAATTCTCATTGATCCATCCTAATGCTTTTTGAATTAAACCAGATTCTCCGTCAGTATGCCAAAAGATATTTTTGATCCATTTAGCTATTCCTGTTACCATATCAGCAGCACCCATTATTAACGCATCACCTTCAGATTCTATGTTTATAAATCTCTGAACAAGCCATCCAAATAGACCTCCCCAAGATTCAGGCTTAGTCCATTGAATTTTCCCTGTTCCGAAGAGTGGTATCAAAGCAAGCTTTCCTACCATTTTATAGAAACCTGCCGTCATTTTTGCAAATCCTTCAATTGCGTTACTCATATTTTTTGCTGTAAACATACCTTTTATAAGGCCTACTATCCCACCCGACTTGGCATCTTCAGCGTTTTCCTTTTTACCAAATACAAAATCTTTCAACATTGTAGCTACATTTGAACCAAAATTACTTAAAGGCCCATCAATAAATTTTTCGACTGTTGCGGGAAAATTGTCAAACATTTCTACCATTGGTTTAACAATTGTATCATTAAAACTAAATTTCTCCCACCATTCATTTATGTTTTTCCAAGCCTGTGCTGGATTAGTTATTAAAAGTTCAAAAGCATCAAAAGTTGTTTTAAAGGCTTTGGCTGCTTTTTCTGTTGATATAAAACCAAAAGAAAGGAAGTCGATAAAACCACCAATACCACCAGCGAATTTCTCTACAAGAGTTGCATCACCTTCTGCTTTACCAAATATTTGATCTGCCTTTCCCCATCCTTTAAGAAATTCATAACCAGCGAATAACCAAAAACCAATCCTCATAAGTGGTCGTATAAATTTAGATACTTTACCCATTACTCCTGCAATTTTGGGATTAGCCAATAACTTGGTAATCTTCTCACCCCAACCCCCAAACATTGCAGACATAGATTTACCAAGACCAGAAAACATTTTTCCAATCTTAGCTACAGTTTTGCTATTACCAAGTCCAAGCATCCATTTGGCTATATTACCAACGAATTTAATAAAAGCAACGGCAGACTGACCAATAGTTTTTAGTATACCCCCCAGAAATTTAACTTCTGGAGTTTTCATTATACCGCTAATAATACCTGCAATAGCACCAATTAAACCTAAAAATGGTAACATTATAGCAGTAAGACCAAATTTTAAGAATTTAGCAAGCATCTTACCTGCACCTTTACCTGCTTTACCAGCACCACCAACAGCTGCACCAATTATGCCTTTTAATTCCTTTAAAAAGCTTGCATTAGCATCTTTTTTTTCTCTCTCCCCTTCTACATCTTTCTTAGGGGGTGCGGCCAAGATTCTTGTTTGTTCTTTGATGCTCTTATTGATAGCATCTAGTGTCTTTTGGTTGGTGTCTAATGAAGCAGGCATTTATTCTATCCCTTTTGGTTTTGTTGCTGTTTTTGTCTTTCGTTTTCTTCTTCGATCCATTTCATTAATAACATGATATAGACTTCTTTTTCCCATGGTATTAAATTTTCTACCTCAGTCATGGACCATTTATGATGCTGTATCAAATTAAAAATAGTTTGATAATAGTTACCCAGACTTTCTTGACCAAGGCCTAGGCGAAAAAAGACCCAAGACCCTCCAAGGTCTTACTTTTTTTCCAGCCACATATACTAGCCTTTTTTGATTTACCATTTTTTGCTTTACATTGTATTTCAAATGTATGTTTTAATACTGGAACTGTATCAAAGAATTTTTGAATTTTTTGAAACGATTTATCGGGTAATGATTCTAAAAATTGAGTCATTTCTTGGTTTGTATGATCTTTAGCTTGAAATACAGTTTCTTTATCCCAGATAGAATCAATACAAATAACAATAGTTGTAAAAATATTCTCTACATCAGTTCCGTCTTTGTTGATAGACTTTTGTACACTCATTGAAGGATATCTCATAATAATACCAACATCATCTGATAATTGAATCTTAGGATTATGTCCTTCAGTTCGTGTCACTTCTATTTGTGATAAATCAACTTTTACTTCAATTGGTGCTTTACATTTTTCACAATCAAAGGACATATCAACTTCTTCACCTTTTGATTTACTTCTTAATTTTAAAAATATGTACTCTATGTCAAACATCGGCATTATATTTACATCAAGCTTTTCTGTAACACAATTCTGAATAATACTACGAATTGCTTCTGTCATTTGATTTTCTTCTTCACTTTCCATTGCAATTAAGAGTATCTTTTCTTCTTTAACTAAGAATGGTCTAAAATTAACCACCTGGCCAGATGAAGGTACTGTTAATTGATAATTTGGTACTGCTATAATAGGTAATCCCATTTCATTCACTCCTTATATGTAAAATGATATTAATATTCTAAATCTTGGCCCCCTTCAGAACCTGTACTGCCTGTTTCGTAATAATTACTATTTTCTTCTAATGATTTAACTGGTAAAGTGTTTAATTGTTTTTTCCAAATCTTCCCCCATTTCGGTAACTCTAGTTGAGAAAATGGACTATCTAAAGTTACTCCTGATTCTTTAATTCTTTGTCCAAGACCACCCACACCACCACCACTACCTTGTCTTGAATAATCTTTATAAGTAGCCCATCGAAACATTATTTCTGTTGTCATTCTTTGAATCTGTCCTTGTAAGCCATGTCCAAGCTGTAAAGGTGACATTGATTTAGGATAAGCATCTATTAATTCACACTCCATTACAACTCTTAAATCCTCTTCATCTACTCCTTGTTCCCAACCTGATAATTGGTATATTTTCATATTACTTGTATATTCGTTATAATACCTTACATGACCTTTTTGATATATAAAATCCATCCATTTATTAAAATATCTAAATTCATGCATTTGGTCACTCATATAAAATTGCATAGTCATGGTATCAAACATTTTAGAATATACATATTGTCGTTGATATCCATATGTTTGATGTTCTTTGGTTGCCAACGTATAACCTGGTATAGATAAAGTTTCACAATTTAACAATACGTTTTGTACTTCGCTTGAAGAAACGGTGGGAAATAGTTGAGCTGGAAGAGGCATAATAATACGATATAAGTAAGGTCGAGAAAACATATTACCTGATGTAATCTGCGACATCATTCTATTTAAACTATTTTTCGGCGTTTGTGTTTCTTCAAACTTTTTTGTTATATCTTCTGGTCTTTTATGTTTGGAGCTCCCTATAGGTATATTAACACCAATATTTACTCCGCCTACTTTAGCTGACATACCTAAATTAAATGCCATTTAATCTCCTTTAATCGCTTCCTGTTTTTCTCATTTCTCTTAATGAGTTTTTCCAAACTCTTTCTGAAGCGTATTTTCCGAATGTTGATGTAATAAAATTTTCTACTTTTGGTGTCATTAAAAGCTCATCCCAATTGTCTTTGTGGATTCTTATTACTTTCCCACCTCTTATATGTTTAAGATCATAGTGTCTATAACATACACGAGCTGGCCTATATTTTCTTAATCTCCATAACAGAGGCCTAAAAAACTTAGTAAATGCTACTGGTGATCTGAATAGGTCTGGACTAATACTTCTCAACTCATTTAATAACGGTATTCTCATTTTTGGTGGTAAATAATGAAAGTTAAGACCACGGATAAGTTTTCCACCACCCCCTTCATCTTCAGCCCCTCCTTTACTTGCCGGTACTTTCCCCAATGTAAATATTAGTGGAAACATATCGTAATAGAAGTTTGGGTCGGTGTTGTTATATGTAACGTATTTAAAGAAATAAAATTTAGCAGAATAAATTCGTGTTATTCTGGTACCTTCGATTCCCTGTATCTTTTCCATATTTATATTTATAAGAGTTTTTTATATTTTTTAGACTGAATGCCTAGTTCCTTTTCTGTTATAATCACGAACTCCCACCCACGTTTTTCGGCCCATTTACGAGCAGCCTTCCATTTAGCCTGATTCATTATAAATGACTTGAGTTTCTTAATATATCCTTGTGTTTGTTTTTTAGGTTTGCTTGGTGGTTTACATTGAACTGCTGGTTTCACTTCAACTATATATTTTCTATATTCACCAGTAGTTGTTTTGACTTTTACATAGAAATCTACAAAGTATCGTCTTGTTTTCTTTTCAGTAGGATTATAGTAAGGAATGATAACATTCTCTGAACCCCATTCAATCACGTTAGGATGAGTATCTAAATACTTCATATATTTCAATTCCCATGAAGAGCGATACTCACATTCTTGGAGATTTGCCACATATTTCTCCTTATTCTGTATTATATACCGACCAACTCTAGGATACTTTTTCATATTATGTCTTATAAATATAGTATAGTACAATATTTATAACGGGAGAAGAATGATGGCAGGAATAGACGATATTGGAAATTCC